TACTGCCAGGCGGACAAAATCTAGGCGAAATTGACGATTTAAAATATTTTAACAACAAAATGGCACGTGGTCTACGTGTTCCAAGTAGTTATTTGCCCACTGGACCAGATGATAGTTCAGCACCAATGAATGATGGACGCGTCGGAACTGCACTAATACAAGAATTCCGCTTTAACAAATACTGTGAACGTTTGCAAAAATTAATTATGCAGAAGTTAGATGATGAGTTCAAGATGTTCCTTCAGTGGAGAGGCTTCAGTATTGATAGCAGTATCTTCTCAATTAAACTAACACAACCACAAAATTTTGCCAGCTATCGTCAGTCTGAACTTGATACTGCTCGTGTAAGCACATTTACTGCGATTGAACCACTTCCATATCTTTCAAAACGCTTTTTATTGAAGAGATACTTAGGATTAACTGAAGAAGAGATTCTAGAAAATGAAACATTATGGAAAGAAGAAAGAGATTTAACTGAAATTATCAAACCATCTGGACAGGATTTGCGCTCAGTTGGAGTTACTCCTGGCGGGATGGATGCAGATATAGATATGGGTGATGAATTAGCTGGGTCAGAATTAGGTAGCGCCGAAACTGATACAGGCGCAGGTCCTGCACAAGCACCACAAACTGCTCCAGGTGCAGGATCAGTTGGTAGTCCCGCAGGAAACACTGCTGGTGCATAAATTTAAAATAATCAACTAAATACATTACTATGATTTTAAACGAACTTTACAAAAAAAGCCCGAACTCTTATCAAGACTTAGAGGATGATAATTCACAACCTCAAATGGGACAATTGCGAAAAAGTCGTTTAACATTAAAACAAATTCATAAATTAAGAAAAATGAATGAGCTCCGTGAAATAGAATTCAAAAATAAATTGAAATACGTTAAGGCTCAATATTCACCAGCAGTAGAGCCTACTGCACCTCCAATGTAACAAAAAATACATAAATTACACAAAATACATCACTTTTATGTCCTTACAAGTCTAATATTAGCAGTTAATATAAATATATTCACGAGCCATTCATCTAAGGAGATAAAATGAAATCGAAATTTGAACAGTTAATCGAATATGTGATTAACGATGACACCGACAAAGCTAAAGAGCTTTTCCATAATATTGTAGTTGAGAAATCGCGCGAAATTTATGAAACACTAATGAACGAGGAAGATATCGAGGAAGTTGACGAATCTGCCGAAGAAGAAGAAGAATCCGTTGAAGAAGGTATGGATAATACTTCTGGTGACTCTAGTCAAGATTTAATGCGTGAAGTCGAAACTGACGAAAGCGGCATGAATGAAGAAGAGGAAGAAGAAGAAGGCGCAGATACTGAATTCGACGACGAAGCTGAAGAAGATGGCGACGAATTTACTAAAGACATGGAACATGACCATGATGAGATGGACGGCGGCGAAGATTTAGAAGATCGTGTTGTTGATCTTGAAGACAAACTCGACGAATTAATGGCTGAATTTGAAGAACTCATGGGCGGCGAAGAAGGTCATGGCGATGACGAGTTTGATATGGAACCAGTAGATGGTGAAGTTGGCGGCGATGCGTATGCAGACGATGATACTTCAGAATTCAAAGACATGCCAATGAGCGAAAACGTTAGTTTAGACAAAGTTCCTGCTCCGAAACATGGTGACAACGGTGCAAACCCTAAGTCAACTACTGCGTTTAATTCAGGTGCAGCTGGTATGCAAGGAAAACCAGTACGTAACGTAGCAGCAGAGGCAAATCCAGATGGAACATCAGCATACAAAGCTCCAAATAGCTATGCTGATAAAGGACGCGGAGATTTACCAGGTGCTGGAAAATTCAAAAATACTCCAGCAAAAGGCGGTGTTAATAGTAAATTAACTCCAGCTCCAAAACCACATTTAGCCCAGGCAACTGGTGTTAATACTAAAACACCTTTTCCAAAAGGTTAATAGATAGATATGGCTCGTCATACATATCTCAAAGAACATCTAAGCTTCACTCAGGCAAAAGTAGAACTTTTAACTGAGGAAGCCAAAGATGGCGGCAAAACTCTTTATATGAAGGGTATTTGTATTGAGGGCGGCGTAAGAAACGCTAATGAGCGTGTATATCCAGTTAACGAAATTGCCAAAGCAGTAGACACTATCAACGAACAACTTAAATCAGGTCATTCAGTATTAGGCGAAGTAGACCATCCCGATGATTTGAAAATTAATTTAGATCGTGTGAGTCACATGATTGAAGGTATGTGGATGGAAGGTCCCTGCGGCTACGGAAAGTTAAAGATATTACCAACACCTATGGGTCAACTTGTAAAAACAATGTTAGATTCAGGTGTGAAGTTAGGGGTTAGTAGTCGTGGATCAGGAAATGTCAACGACTCCAACGGACATGTCAGTGACTTTGAAATCGTCACTGTTGATGTAGTTGCTCAGCCAAGTGCTCCAAATGCATATCCAACAGCAATTTACGAAGGCTTGTTAAATCATGCCGGCGGTCAAAAACTATTGGAAATGTTTAAGGATCCAGCTAAAAGCAACAAAGCACAGAAATACGTATCAAATGAAGTAATTCGTTTAATACGTAGTCTGAAGATCGAAGGAAAATAATATGCTAGACGCATTGAAACCGTTACTAGATAGCGAGTTTGTTACAGAGGAAGCGAAAGCAGAAATCAACGAGGCTTGGGAAGCTAAGATTGTTGAAGCCAAAGAACAAGCCCGTGCGGAACTCCGCGAAGAGTTCGCACAACGCTACGAGCATGACAAATCAGTGATGGTGGAAGCCCTAGATCGCATGGTATCAGAAAGTCTTATCGCAGAAGTCCAACAGTTAAAAGCTGAAAAAGCTCAATTAGCTGAAGATCGTGTCAAGTTCCAACGCAAAATGAAAGAAGATAGCAACAAGTTTAACAACTTTATGGTATCTAAATTAGCGGAAGAAATTGGCGAATTGCGTAAAGACCGCAAAACACATAACGAAGGCCTAGAGAAATTAGAAGGCTTTATCGTTCATGCGTTAGCTCGTGAAATTCGTGAATTCCAAGAAGACAAGCGTGATGTAGTTGAAACTAAGGTACGCCTGGTTCAAAATGCACGTGGTCAATTAGAATCATTAAAGAGCCGTTTCGTAAAAGAATCTGCTGAAAAAATGTCACAAGCTGTATCCAAGCATCTCAAGGCTGAACTCAGCCAATTGAAAGAAGACATCCAAGTTGCTCGCGAGAACAATTTTGGTCGTCGTATTTTTGAAGCATACTCAGCAGAATTTGGTGCTACTCATTTAAATGAGAAAGCAGAAGTTCGTAAACTGCATGATGTAATTGCTCAGAAAGATCAAAAAATTGCTGAAGCCATCAAATTCGCTAAGAAGGCAACTGTCTTAGTCGAATCCAAGGAACGTGAAGTACGCATCCTAAAAGAATCTAATGTACGTACTCGTACAATGGAAGAATTGCTTAGTCCTCTAAATGAAGAAAAAGCAGAAGTAATGCGTAATTTACTTGAAAGCGTTCAAACTACACGTTTGAAATCTGCTTTTGAAAAGTATCTACCAGCGGTATTAGAGAATCGTTCAGTAAAAGCTACTAAACCAGTAATTACTGAAACATTAACTGAAGCAACTGGCGATAAATCTGCCCGTGTCCAAGAGCAAGAAGACGAAAGCGAAAGCAATGTCATTGATCTTAAGCGGTTGGCAGGGCTGTAAAAACACAAAGGAGACTTAAATGTCACAAGCATTAATCGAAAGCCGTTGGGGCGAGACTAAAGATGCGTTGCTAGAGGGCTTAAACGGTTCAAAGCGCAATTCGATGTCTGTAATCCTCGAAAACACTCGTAAGTATTTGAAAGAAAATGCTACATCGGGTTCAACTGCGTCAGGCAACATCGCTACACTTAACCGTGTGATTCTGCCAGTTATACGACGTGTAATGCCAACTGTTATTGCTAACGAGTTGGTAGGTGTACAACCAATGACTGGTCCTGTTTCACAGATCCATACATTACGTGTACGTTATGCTCAGTCATTGACTGACAATAGTTTAGCTGCAACTTCTGTAACAGCTGGTCAAGAAGCGTTAAGCCCATTTACCATTGCTACAGCATACTCAACAGTTCCACAAGGTACTACTACTGCTACTGGTTATACTGGTAACAATACAGCTACTATG